ATCTTCCGTTCCGTACTCTATGTAGTCTCGACCTCTTACTTCCTGTACTATTGGTGCAGTTGAAGTTTCTAAATTAATGCTTAATATTGTATCTTTCATATTTAATCCTTTTTTGTCCATTCAGCAGAATGCATTATTGCTAATATCTCTTGATGATTATACTGTTGCAATCCTACTAAAAAACTAGGAGTTTCACCTGTGAATTTTAATACTGTTTCTGTGCCATCTAAAGAAAGTCTTAATGTATCTTGACTTGTTTCTTCTACTTGAGAAAAATCAATAGTTGCTACATTTGCCATATCGTAAATTACATATATCATATTATTGTTTTTTAAGGTACAACTGTTACTATATCTCCTGAAGCCATATTAGTCATAGTTCCATCATTACTGTTTGAACTTTGGTCTGAAATTGTAGGATATGATGCTGTTCCATTAGGGTCTCCCATTCTCCACCAACCCTGTAAGTTGCTACTACTGACATAATTCCCTGAATTTTGTGTAAGGTCAATAGGTACTCCTGAATTATAAACTGCTACAAGTTCTGCTGAAGTTAAGGATTTATTCCAAACAGAACCCTCATCTATATTTCCACCAAAAAAATCCTCACCTGTAGTATCTGATAGTGCATCAGCACCAAACATTAAAGGTCTATTACTTGAAGCGTGATAGGCTAAATCTGCCCCTGCTGCTGCATTTGCTGTCGCTTTTTCAACACCATCCAAAGATAATGACCCTCTCCCTGTTGCCTTATCATAAGTCAAAGCCACATAGTGAAATCCTGTTAATGCTCTTAGGGTGCTACTAAATGAAGTTCCTGCTGAGGCAGTTATATAGCCTGCACTACCACTACCTGTATCACTAACTCTTATAATAGCCGACATATCGGTCATAGTTGCATTATAATTATTTCTAAATCTTATACCCCAACCACCTGCCGAAATACAACCAAAAGGATAGTATTCAGCAGCATTATCAGGGAAAGCCCAAGTGCTAGGTTTTATCCAACACCCAACAGTTATATTGTCTGTAGGCATAATAGAACTATCTTTAGTAGTTATTAGAATATCATCTACACCGTCAAAATCTAGTGAATACAAATTCTTCAATCCTGTATCACTAGGTGCATTAGAACCCCCTAGCATTTGTCCTAGTTTTAAAATTTTCATTATATAACTTCCTCGTAATAACAAATAGCTAAACCACTAGTTAAAGTGATAGCTGTACATTGAAGAAATAAAGTTGTTCCTGCAGGGATAGTCGTATGAAGACTTGCTGCTGCTGAACCTGTTCCTGTTTGAATATTAGATGCAGCTATTGAAGCTATTACACTTTCTGTAACAAAGTGAATTGCATAATAGTCTTTACTTGTCATTGCTGTTGTAGTTATAACATCACATCTGTGTTTTCCTAGTTGCTCAGTTAATAATTGTTGTACATTTTCTATTGCCATTTTTTTTTATTTTATTGTCCGTAATATATATAGTTTGTTTCTGTTGGTGCTTGTCTTTGTGTATATTGAACTTGCTGCGTTCCATCTTTTTCTGCTAGATACATTTTGCCCATTGTAACTAACCCATGCACTACTCCCTTAGTATCAGCTACAGGAGTTAAAATATCATCTTCAGTTGCAGGTGCATTACCTGAGCTAATTGTTACTGTTCCTATCCAACTAACCTCATAAATTTCGTACTTATAATATCCTGCGGGAAATAGCTTTAGTTTCCCTGTGTAAATATCAGGAGTTGTATTGTACGCAATTGTTATTGAAGTAGCTCTTTCTTTAATTGTTTCAGCTGCACCATAAGCATAATAGACAGACTTATCTAAGTCATTAGTAAATTTAACTAAGTGCCTTATTTGAGTAGAAGCTACAGAAGTATTAATCCGATTGTCCTCAGTTTGCACAAATATACTAAATGCTGTTTCTGTTATTGCTTGTATCATAGTTAGTTTGTCTGTTATATAATAGAAATAAGCTGAATTTATTTGTATTCAGTTAGTAATAAAAAGAAAAAGGTGAGCCTAAGCCCACCCTAATCAAGAAATATATAAGAAAACTACTAAGATTAAGCTGTAGTAGGGAAAGTTCCCGCTTCATTAACAAATCCACTTTGGTCCCACGGAACTGTAGTATAATCTTCTAAGAAAGCAAAAGGCAAAGCCTCTAAGCCGTCAAATGTAAGAGTGTATCCATTTCTATCACCAAATGCTGCACCACTATCCATAGTACCTGCATTAAGTTCTAATCCATTAGCCATTCCTAATGCAATAAATACATCGTGTCCGTTAGCTAATTGTTGATTTAATTGAGCAAAAATTCTTACTTTAGATTTTCCTAAAAGTTTAATTTCATTTTGGTCTTCTTTAGTAAGTTTATTAAGCATAATATTTACAGTAGGAGTGTAGAAAATTGTTCCATTCTCTCTACTACCTGTGATTGTGTCCGTAACTGAAGCTACACCTAAAGGCATAACATATTCATAAATAGTAGTAGCGTTCCAATCAATTGCGTCAATTTCTAATTTGTTAGTTGCATCATAAGTGTAAGATACATCTTCATCAAATACAGAAAAGAATATTTTCTTTACCCCCCCCGATATGCGGTTACAGTCTAAACCTCTTCCGCGTGTAAGTGCTGTACAAGCCATTTTATTTTATTTTTTAGGTTAAGGGAGGAAGGGTTTTACCCCCTCCTTCCGTATTATTTATTTATTATGATTGTCTTACGATATCAGCTCCTGTTCCTGTTTGAACACCTGCTGAGTAACGAGCAACTAATCTCATATTGTCTGAACCTGTAAAAGCCATATCGATTAAATCTATACGAGTTTTATCGCTTAGCAAATCAGTCCCAAAGAACATATTTGATTTTTGTGCTATCACTAATTCGTTCTCGTTCATTCCATTGCAGACAGCCAATTTATAGCCTTCAAACATTGGTACATAGTCTCCATTCATATTGTAAGCATTAACATATCCTAAAGTAGATACTGCTGAAATGTAGTATTGGTAAGTTCTTTGACTCATATAAATATGTAAGTCTTCTTTTCCTAAAACTGCACTAGGTATTGAAGCAACTGCTCCTTGTAATTCTGCAATGATTGTAGCTGCTGTATAAGCTCCTGCTGCTGCATCTTGAACAACTGTTGCATCAACTCCCGGTAATAAAAGCCCTGTACCTGCTCCTAAGAAACCATTGAATTTCCCTGCTACAGCAGTTCCACTCCAAATTGAATTTTCTGTTGCTTCTGCTATAATTTCTCCCATATAAGAGATAACATAGTCATCAAAAGATGCAGGTGGTGGTGCTCCTGCTCCTGCTCTCATTTGTAATGCTTCCCAAGAGTCAAGTAAAGTTTTCTTGCATAATTCAAGATTAACTTGTAGGTTCTTAGGTTCTAATACTTTTTCTGTTAAAGCTAGAGTACCTGCACTAGTGAAGTCGCAAGTAGCATCTGCAACTGAACTAACAGTATTATTCATAGCTTGGATATTAGACTTAAATTTGATATTCTCTATCATTGTTAAGTAGTCTAACGAGTTTGATGCTTTTAAAGCTGCTGAGATGTAAAATCCTGCTGCTTTTCCTGCAAAGTTTGATGTTGTAGTAAACGCCATTTTTTTGTTTTTTTTTAATTAATAATTATTTATTTAAATCGTGTAAGAATTTCTCTCTTCTTGTCATTTTGTTGTATTCTGCTCTTGATACAGGTTTTCTGTCAGAACTGAATTTATTTACATCTAAAGGAGCTGAAGCAGGTTGTGCTGCTAACTCAGTCTTTAGTTTTTCGTTTTCTTCTTTTAACTTAGTCAATTCATCTTCTGCTGAGAACTCAACTACTTCTGTAGTTTTTATAGACTTAGGATTAGTAGAAGGTTCAACTGTTTCTTCAGACATTTCTTCAACTTCATCATCACCTCCAACTTTAGCTTCTTTAAGTTTAGCTACAGCGATTTCTAAGTTTTCAATTCTTTTCTCCATACCTTTCCAATCAGCTACATCAGCTTCTTCTTCATAGTCTTCTTTTTCATCTTCTTCAGCTAATACTGTTTCTTCTGATAAATCTTCTTCTT